TTTGGTATTCAGCTTGTGCTTTCATAGACTTTTCCATATCAGCAACTTTATCTAAATCTTTTTCAATTTTTGATAATTTGTCTTCTGTGATAGGATCAGAGCTACCTTTAGCTTCAATCTGTTTTAATCTTTCATCATTTGTTTCTTTGAAAGACTCAAAAGTTTTACCAAGAGTTTCAACAGCAGATTTTACTTCTTTATTATCCATAATGTTTTTCCTCTATGTTTTATTGTTTAAGAATGTCAGCTACTTTATTTATTAAAGTTGCTAACTGTTTGTTGTCATCACCAGCATCTCGCTGAGATAAAGATTCAGATAATGCTTTTGCACCCATCTTAGCCTCTGTCCGAGAAAGACCTCCTGCATCACGCAAGATTTTTTCCCACTCTCGAATACTTTTAGAATTAGCTTTAACATTTTGTATTAAAGCTCTTTCGTTCATTGGAAACGTAACTAAACTAATTTCCATAAGGTCAACTTCTTTAAGAGTTCTAGTACCTCTTTTATTTTCATTGTAACCTTGTTTTTCAGGGTCTGCTCTAAATCCTATAGACATACCATCTAAAGCTCCCATTTTTAATAATTCATATGCTTCTCTACCCTTTTGGGTTCCCATAGCTAATCTACCTTTAACAAATAAACCTTTTTCATCTTCGTGCATATTTTCAAATACACCTATTGGTTCATCTGTTTTATGTTGATATAATAATTTTACTTTGTTTGCAGGTCTGCTTTCTAATGATTTAGTAAAAGCACCTTTTTGCATAATATCACTACCTTGATCTTCATTACCAAATATAGAACCATAACCTGTAAATGTTCCTTTATCGTCATTTGCTTTTACTTCTGAGTGAAAAGTTAATTTTTTAATTTCTGTATCACATTGACAGCTACCATCTATTTCACAAACACAAACACTTTTCATTGGTTTTTTCTTTTTAGGTTTTTTATAAGATGATGAATATTTATCTTCTTCTTCTTCATCATTTCCATATCCTTTACTAATTGCTTCTTCATAAGCATCGTGTGTTCTACAAGGCATATAAATAGTTTTACCATCTTTATCCATTGAGTGAGTTCCAACACAACCTATTTCTTTTGCTTTATCTAGTGCATCTTCTTCATTGTTAAATTGATCTTGCGCTCTAGCTATTTTTTCTTCTGTTTTACTTATTACATCTGTAAGGGTTTTAATCGCATCACCCATTGTTTCAATATCACTCATAGTGTATTTCTCCTTTTTACTATTTTCAAATTGCTTACTACAAACTGCTAATCTTTGTGTAACTTTAGGATATTCTGATTTAGACTTGTCATCAGACATACATCTACTCATAAAATCCTCTCTCTTCTCTTTATTATTTGGTTTAACTAATGGCATTATTTTTCAAATTTACTTATTACGTGTTTGTCAATATTTTGCCACAATGTTTTACCTAGCTTTTGTATTCCATAATTTTTTTCAATTACAACTCCAGCTATTAAACCTATTAAAAATATAATTATAAATTCCATATTACTACCTCTACAAGAAATCAGGCGTTGTGTAAATAGATACGCAACGACAATTTATAGTTTCTCCTGGTGAACCTGCTGGATCACCTGGATAATTTAATCTATCACCACCTACAATAAAAGGTTCTTCTAAACCTACTTGTTGACCACTTGCTAATGCGTGACTAATTCTTGTTCTTCCATCATTTACAGAAACCCATTCTTTTCTAGTTCCTGCAATTCCCATAGACTCAGCTACAATTTCATTAGCAAAACTTGCTGTTCTATGTACCTCAGTTCTAGCAATCAAATTAGCTCTTGCAATACCCATACCAATAATTGCATTTCTTAAAGCATTACCAGTTTGATTAACTGATTGACCATTACCGAAACTATCGTTTATCACATTTTGTATTTTATTTCTAGTATTATCGTTAATTCCTACAACTAATGTTGCAACATTGTCATCTATGTATCTTTCTAATTCTAAATCAAAATCACTATCTAAATCTTTTACGTTCTGTTCCCTGTTTAAAATGTTGTTTTTAAAGGCATATGCAACAATTCTGTACTGTATTTTAAATATATTTACTAACTGATTAAAGGCATTTCTTTGTCTTATATCTAACATTATTGTTGAACCAAAACGAAAATCATCACCTAAATCATTACCTAATATTCTAAAATAATTCTTTAATCTGCCTGTAAACTGTTTGATATATGGTTCTCTTAATCTATTTTGTCTAAACCATTCACGTCTTTTCACGTTCTTAAATATCTTTAATTGTCTTGCGTTGAATATCATTAGTGTATTGTTGCATCGTAAGGTTTGATTGAGTCTGTTAAATCTATTTGCTGTGTAGCATATATATAAGATGCTCCGTTAACTGCATCATCTTCATTTGGAAATGGTCCTATTCTTATAACAATTTCGTGATTGTCTTTTTTATCTTTCTCAATAAATAGCTTAGAAACTATTTTTTTAAACATTTAGCTACCTCAGGTTGCTAACGGATGTCCGCTAGGTAATAAGTCTAAATCAAATTTACCACCTCTAAACCTACCTGATCTAACAGCATATAAAAAAGCATTAACTCTAGCATATGCCCATTGTTCTTCTGATCTTACACTTGGTCTAACACTTCCTGGATTAGTTCTATAAGCGCCTATACCTCTTTTAAATACAGCAGTAAGCATTCTTAATGTAACTCTTTTTCCTTTTTTATCTCCGTGTTTTTCATTGTGTTTATCAACTTTATTTTGTAATCCTTTTTTAACTGCAGCTGTTACTTGTTTTTCTTCTATAACACCTTCTTCTAAAAACTTTCCTCTTTCTCTATCTAATTGTGCTGATTTCTTTTTAGACCAACTTTGTCCTGCATCACCACCCCATAAAGACCAAGATATTCTACCATTCGACGGATAACCTTTCTCTCCTGGTCTAAAACCATCTGCTCTTTTATCTACTTCGTGTCTTGCAAAAAAGCTATTCATACGTCTTACTGTTCTTGGTGATAGTCTTTCTTTTGCAACTATTTGACTTGCTCTTGTAGCACCTATTCTTGTACCACCTCTACCAAATTCTTTTCTCCACTCTATACCTCTTTTTGCTTCTGTTACCATACCATCTGTAGGTACTGTATCAATATCACTTTCAGCTTTTATAATCTCATCTAATTCTTCATCAGCACTTTCCATATCGTTTTCTATTTGTACTTGTTCCTGTTCTTCCTCTTGTGCTTCCTGTTCTACTTGTTCTTCTTCCATTGGATTAGTATCAGGTTCATCTTTTGGTGAATCTTCATCACCTGCTATATTTAAAGGCATTAAGTTTGCTGGTACTAATAAACTATCTGCACCATCTAATGGTTCATAACCTAATTGTTCTCTAGCTTCGTTTCTTGTTAAAATACCATTTTGAACACCTTGTGTTACAGACTCAAATACTCTACGTCTTTGTTCTGCCATAGCTGGTATTGAATCTACATTATATCTTAATTCTAAATCTTCGCCGAACATCGGGGTCAACCACTCATTCATATCAGCTTGAACCTTATCTAATAAAGGAATGATTGTTTCGTTGTATAATGCAAGTTTAGCTTCTGCAAAATTTGAATAAGTTTGTGAATCAGGAATACCAATAAGCTGACTAGGTACACCATAAACTAATGCAATATCTTTTGCTGACATATGTTTTAATTGTGTGAAGTCCATATCTTTAGGAGATAGACCCATTTCTTTCCAATCAAAATCACCCTCTAGTAACATTGGCTTTCCTGCATTACCCGTACCACCAAATCTTTGATTAATGTCGTTTACTAATTGACTTCTTTGTACTTCAGATAATTGCATCGCTGCACCTGTTTCATCTTTTGGTTTAAATACAACTGCACCACTAGGTCTTGCTCCGTTCTGTAATAAGTTTACATTATGTTTATTTGCTAAGTTGTGTTGGTCAATATCTATACTTGCTGATTGAATTGGTGACATACCATAAAAATCATCTAATGGATTAAACAATTTAATATGCTTAACTTTTGAATTACCTGTTGATTGATCTACTATATAACTTTCTACAGTTTGACCACCTATAATATAATCATATGAATTAGGTGTTGATCTGCTACTTGCATTTATTTTAATTCTATCAGGTCTTAAATTATATAGTTCTGTAGGAGGTGTTCTATCACCACCAACTGATAACATATAACTGTTTCCTGAAATTAATAAGTAGGCATATACTGCTTGAAAAAACTCTACATTAGATACCATTGGACTAGGGTTGTAAAGTAAATCTAACAATGGATGCTTATCTATTTCTTGATCACCTCTAAATAAATTTATTTCTACTCTACTTGCACTATTTGCAATTTCATTAACACATCTATATACTATTGCGTTTTGTTGATAACCCTCTTCTGCTAATTGATCGTATCTTGCTTTATAAGATACGTCTGTGCCTAAGCTGTTATAATAAACTACTGGAGCTTCTTTTTTTTGTGTTGGTTGTTCTTTTCTTCCTAAAATCTTATCTATAATACTTGCCATTAAGTTACTCTCCAAAGGGGTTTATTAGTTGTCTGTAAACTATCATAAATAGTTGATAACACATCTACTTGGTCATCGTTTAAATCACTTACTCCTGTAAAACTCATAATCTCTTGAAGTAAGACATTTACCCATTTATTTTCTTTAGGCAACAGTATTCTACCACTATTCCACGCAGATGCAACAGGTTGCGCTCTAACAAACTTATCGTTTCTAGCAGGTCTTGATATAATATTCAAGTTATGTTCTTTTCTCATAAAATCAACAATACCTTTTTCTGTACCTCCAATATAAGCATATATAGGTGATTGATACTTTTCTTGGTATTGTTTAATTATACTAGCGAATTGTGTAGCTTCTACTTGACCCCTCCAAAAATCTATTAAATAAACTTTACCATCATATATCTTACCTACACCACAAACTGAGTAATCTGAATAAGTTTTAGTTGAGTAAGCAAAGTCAACTGCAATAACTGTTTTACCTCCTGGAGGTAGTGCATCGTAAAAATCAGGGTCTTTAAATACTTTACCACCTTTAAGATAAGGTGATTGCTGATACATAGCTGACCACCAAAACTCACCTACTTGTCTTTTTCTTTCTTCTAATATTTCTTTTGAATACCTGTTTTCCCATAATGCTTCACCTACCTTTCTACCTAGAATATCATTGGGTTCAGCTATTGCTGGCATACTAATTACTTCCCATTTATCACCATCTAATTCTGCTTGTTTTAATAATCTACCTGCTAAATCATCTACGTGCCATCTAGTCATAATTATAATAACGCAGGACTCAGGGGATAATCTTGTTGATGCTACTGATTGATACCAGTCCAAAGTTTTATCTCTATAAACTGGACTCATAGCTTGTTCATTGTTTTTAACTGGGTCATCAATAATAAATATATTTGCACCTCTACCTGTTATACCACCACCTACACCTACACAATACATAGAACCACCTTGTTCTGTTTCCCAGTTACCTTGAACATTGATGTTTGGGTTTCTCTTTACCCCATAATATTTAGCTACGGATTCATCAAATACCTCTTTACTCTTTCTGCCCCAACTTACAGCAAAACTCGTTTCATAACTAGCTAAAATTAATTTATTCTGAGGATGGGTCGCTAAGTACCAGGCAGGGAAATATTTAGAAGTAAACTCTGACTTTCCGTGTTGAGGTGGCATATTAATTAATAATCTTTTAATTTTACCACTAGCAACTTGTAATAGTTTAGAATTAAGATACTGCAAATGTTTTGGAAACTGCCAGGTAAAATTGCTACTCATCATAGCAAGTCCTGCTGGTTGACTAGTTGCTATCTTTAATTTTTGATAGTAGTCTAGTTGCAAGTTCTGCTGACTCTTGGTCTTGTCCGATTCGTTTAATAAAGTCATCTTCTATATTAGTTGATTGATCTACGTTGTCTTTTGTTATTTGACCTTTAGCTACCCTTTCTACTTCTGTTAATAGCTTAAATGGATGTGCAATTTTGCTGACTATAGCAACTAAATCTACATCTGACAAATTAGAAAAGTCTAGTTCCTTTTTTTCTTTTAGTCTTTTCAACAGCTCTTGTGCTGGAGTTATTAATGAATATGTCATTTGTAGTGCATGACTACCTTGTCTTTTACCCATTTCTTGAATTTCAGTCTTCATAGCATTGTATCTAATCTGTGCTTGTTGCTTATCAAACTTATCTACCCTTGATACCCAACCATATCTTGATGATACCTTTTCTATTTCTCTTACTGATAGTTCTACTTCTTCTGCTGTTTTCTTTAGGGTGCGTTTATACCCCATATTCTGATACACTAGATAATACTCATAGTGTTTATTAGATTCTTCTATATCTTTAGTAATCATTATTTTTTTTTATTAGAAAGTGTTAAACCGAACATACACCGAATTATTACATCACAAATGGCTTATTATCAAACACGCATTACTTGTGCTTACTTTCATCATCAGCTTTCATACAAGCATAATGTGCATAATTATAAGTCATTGGTTCTAATGTTTTTACTAACGCAACAAACGAATCATCAGAATATATTTTTTCTTTACAATATATACATTCCCCTACCAACCTAGATAAGTCCTGTAATTTGGTCTTTTTGGGTTTTTTTTTCATATTTGCATTTTGTTCTAAATGTGTTCCCTTTTTGTCCTAAAATAACCCATTTTGACCTGATAATACAGTAATAATTGTTAATAAAAAGTATTAAAAAGTATTGACTACCAGCACAGATTTGTTAAATTTAGATAACAAAAAACGGAGATAAAAAATGATTATATTTATACTAACAGGAATTGCATTACCAACGTGGTTTTTACTTCTTGGATTTGCAGAAACAGGTGCTTTGCCTAAAGGTAAGTTAACAAAGTATCTTGGTATTAATAGAGTTAGAGGTGTTGAGGAGTATAGAGTGGAGGACTACTATGGGTAAATTCTATACCAAAGCAGAAATAGTGCAACTTGTTGTTGTATTTATTTTCTTATTACTAATGTTAAAAAATGGAGGGATACTATAATGGGATACACAAACTATTGGCAACAACCAATTGACTTTTCTGATAATCAATGGAAACAGATAAAACAAGAAGTACAATATGTTTCTGAAATTGCAGGTAATGAAATTACTGGACTTGAATATACTGACGATTATATTATGTTCAATGGAGGTAAAGGAGGCTCTTGTGAAACTTTTTATCTAGAAAATAACAAAGATAGAAAGCCTCAATATGAGGGTCAAGATGTTAATTTTAATTTCTGCAAAACAAGGGAAATGAAATATGACATATATGTTTGGCACATGCTTGTTTTTATTGCAGGTATGATTAATGATACTAATAAGTTCAGCATATCTAGAGATAGATAGACTTGAAATAACTTTAATTTTTCCCTCATAAGTGGTAGAGGTCTGTATGAAAAAACATTACAGACCTTTGCCCAGTTATCTGACTATCAAGCCATCTAAAATTGAGGGTTTAGGATTATATGCAGTAGAAGATATAGAATCTCATTTTGTTATGGGTGTATCGCATTATCTTATTAGTAAAAGATATATTAGAACCCCACTAGGAGGATTTATAAATCATTCTGATGAATCTAACTGCAAGAAAATATTAATTAAGAACGCATTTTTTTTATGCTCTAGAAGAAAAATACTATCAGGAGAGGAATTAACTCTTACTTATACCCTTTATAATGTTACTTCTCATCAGTAGGCACCCACGATTTTCCAAAACCATCTATTGTTTTTGTACCTCTTATAGTCATTCCTGAATTATCTAATAATCTTTCTAATTCTTCTTCTTCCATACTTAGTCGTTCCATAATTTCTTTATCTGAAAGATTGTCTTCTTTCATTTTTCTAACTATAGAAGCCATTTCTAATACTGCGTGTGTACCTCTTGCACGATTGTGTCTTATTGTTGACATCATTCGGTGATCTTTGTCAAAATCTACAGTAACTACTGGAACCTTTCCATCTGTCATAGCACTTACTTCAGGATCATTTGATAGTGTCCATCTATGAAAACCATCTACAATTGTTTTATCTGATAGTATTACTATAGGTTGAGTCCAACCATCTTCCATTATAGAAGTTTTTAATAATTCTAACTCAGGTGGTGCTACGTGATTTGGATTATAATCATTAGCATTTAATTCGTTTCTATCTATCCATTGAACCTTATTAACAGGTTGTTTATCAATACCTTGTTTCATCTTTTAACCTCATTTCATCTATTATTTTTTTCTTTTCAGGGTCTGCGTGACTAGACATAGTTCTTAATCTTCTGCCTTTCATATCACCCCTTAAAGCTATCATACATAAACCTTTCCAGGATAAACCAGTTGTGTCGTCAGGTTTAGTATCAGGAACAGGTCTTTTTACTAAATGTAAATGATTACCTACTGCATTTTTAACATTATTTAAAATGAATTTTTGTTGCGTTGGATCATATAAAGCTACATTGTCATAAAACCAATCTTTCCAGGTTTTACCTTTCGGAAGTTTAATACCTCCAAAACCATATAATTGTGTTCTTGAATATTTTTCTGAAGTTGATGCTCCAGGAACTCTATCACACATTTTTGCCCAAAGTTTAGGCCACCCTGTTTTATATTGCCATAAACCTCTCATTGGTTCTTCACCAAAAGGAACACAGACTCTTTGTTCGTTTTTACCTACACCCATTTTATCAAGAACATCATAAACTTTATTATAATCCCAATTGTATATCTTAGGTGCTAACCAAACATCTGAAGCAGTCCAATCATAAATAGGTGATACTCCATAAGAATATCCACTCCTTGCCGCAGTAATCCAGTTATCTTTTGTTCTATGTGCTACAGCTCTAAATCTTGTTAAACTTTCTTGCGCTCTCAAACCTCTTACATCTGCAATTCTTCCGTGAGTATGATCATAAACTCTATGCGAAACATCAGGTACAGTATGTTCAGGATACTTAAAGCCATCTACTTCTGTAACTGCAAAGTCTGGAATTTGTCTAACCCATTTATCTTTACAAGCAGGGTCAAATGGATACCACCAAGGGCTACGTCTTGAACCTCCGTTTCTATGTTTAATGGGAACACAAAGCCATTTTAATCTTATATCAGGATGGTTTTTTACCCTCATCATATATTCAACTGTTTCAGGCATTATGACTTCTTCATCCCAAAAATAAACATCTAGAGGGAGTTTGTTTTTTTCTCTAGCTACTTTTAAACCTAGATTTAAACAGACAGTAGAGTCTTTTCCTCCACTAAATGAGATAACTACTTTATCAAAGGCATCAAATAAATATCTAAATCTATTTAATGCCGATTGATATACGTTAGTTTCAATTTCTTTTTTCTTTAAGACTACCATATTTTGTAAATAGTATAACTATGATACCACTTGCAAGAACAGTAAATAATGATCCAAAAACTTTTAAGTCAGTTAAACCATTAAATCCAGCTATAGCAAATAAAGGAACACCAATACATAAAGATGTAAGTATTCCATAAAACATTCCTTTTTCAGAAAGTTTTTTGTAAATAATAGTTAAGATTGTTGGAATTAAAGTTGATGCTCTTAATGTTCCATAAAATATAAATAGATATAATATTTTAAGATCAGGAATATTAGCAATGAGTATTCCTCCAATTGCAAGTGCAACCATTCCGTATTTTGCTGTAAGTAATTTGTCTTTAGATTTTCTCATAATATCTGTACTTACTATAGATGATATAGAACATAATCCTGAATCTAATGTAGAAACAAGACCTGATAACAACATCCATACAAAAGGTATCAAAATAATTTTAGGCAGTAACTCATTTACTGTAATTATATTAATTAATTGAGCATTACTTCCTGCATCTAATCCCATACCTGCTGCCATAAAACCAATTACAGAAGTAAATATTGGAACAACACCAAACACTAATGCAGAAAATAAAAATGCTTTCTTGACATCACTTTGTTTAGTCGTGAATGCTCTTTGCCAAAAAGATTGATCACCAAATGGTCCAGCAAGTAATCCGATAGTTACAACTATTCCAAATGAATAAGCTACAGTTGGGTCAAATACATTAGAAAAGTCACCTGATATACCTCCAAAACCTTTAGACAGCACTTCATAGCCACCTCCTTTTACATATACTAATGG